CATAAATGCACCATGTGTAGATGGGTTAGAAACAAAATCCCAACCAATCAATTCAAAATCTTCTTGTACCTCTACTTTGTTTCCGCTCATAGGTCTGGTTGAACCCATACCTCTTGATGAAATACCTAATAGGATACCAGCTTTTAATAACTCTTTTAAGATATTACCAGATGGAGTACCTAAGATTTCTACAGTACCACAAAGGTCATCACCTTCCCACCAAATTTCTCTGATATTGTGGGAAACGTTCTTTAAATTGATAACAGTTGAATCTGGGTGGTCTAACTCACCTAAAGCTCTACGCTCTTTGATGAATGTTAAATATTTTTTAGCTTCTCTTTCTAAAATTGGTTTTGGATATACTCTACCATTTTGGTTTTCCGCACCAGCTCTTTGAAGAACACCTTTTACCAAGGTTCTACCACCATCATCTTCTTTTATTTTACCTTCAAATAGGTGTGTTTCAATTAAAAGTGATTTCATATTATTTCTTTGTTGATTCCATTTTACTTCTAATCTTACTAGCCATCATAGCCAATTGGTTTTTGTCAACACCAATTGCATCTACAACTTGAGCAATTAATTGAAGTTTTTGAACATTATTTAGCTTTGCATCTTTAATCTTATCTATTGCAATACCTAATCTTTGCTTAACACTTGATGGAATTTGAGCTTTTGGTAATTCAGTTGAGATATCTTCATTTGTTTTACCAGCTCTCAAATCTGCCAAATCATCACCTTCAATATCACCATCACCATCTACATCTAACTTATGCTGGTCACCTTTAAGGTCTTCATTCTTTTCACCTTTGTTATTCCATGCAGAATCAATCTTATTAAAGAATTCTTTCTTTTCTTCATCAGACATATCATTGATTCCTTTACCAGCTTTTTCTAAAGCCTTTTTGAAAAAAGCCTGATATTCAGATTCTTCTTTCATTACTTCTCTTACCAATTCTTTTAATCTTTCTTTTGATATAGTTTCTTTGTGCATAGGTAGTCCTTTGTGTTTAGTTGATGCAAAATCTTTAGCATCTTTTTTCGACATTGAATCTGCAGCTTTTTCAACTTCTTTAGATGGTGCTTCCATGTCTCCTTTTTGTACTGCATGAACCATTCCCATAAATTTTTGCTGTGCTTTTGATACTGCTGGCATATTATAATGTTCTTAATTTTTCAGTTATTCCCATTAACCTTTCTCTGATTTTATATAAAGATGCGTTTGTTCTTTTCCAGTAATCTTCTTTTTTAAGTCCGTTTTCAGTCTTAATTTTAGAATACCAATTTACAAACTTCTCTATTTCAGAAAGTTGTTTTTGTATATTAGAAACTCCTCTACCAACTTTTGCTTTTGGTGAAGATTCTTCTCTTTTTAATTCCAACCAACGATTTTCTGCAACAATCATTCCACTAATATCAGCTATCTTTCCACCATCTATATCTTTTTTAGATGCGGTTGGTTTCATTGGAAGGGCTTCATCTTTACTAGCAGGTATATCACCCAATGCCCAATCTTTTTCTCCCTCTTTTACAATTGTACCACCAGTTACACTAGCTAATCTTTTGTTCTTTTTCTTTTCAGAACCAGGTTTTGTAAATGCAGCTGGTGTGTTATACCCTGCAACATTACCCGTTACTGACATTTCATCCAAAGTTTTTTGAATGTTTTTCTCTCTAATGTATTTACGGATTGCTTCTTTTAATCTTGCTTCCATTATTTTACTTTAGATTTAAGTTCCTTAATTAGTTCATAAGAAAGCATAATTGATGAAACTTGAGAATCAGATACAGTCTTTCCAATTTTCATTTTTTCTAAAACGGAAATAGTTTCTGATAATTTAATTTGCGTAACTTTATCTTTTAATTTTGCTTTAATACCATTTAATTCAGAAATTATTTTTGGCAATTCAATTGCAACGTAATCTTTAAATTTGGTGGTATTAGAAATGTTGTTTATATATTCTTTCAACAGGTTCTTCTGAGAATCATCAAGATTTGTATATTTTTTGTTGAAAGTTTCTACTAGAATCTTATAGGTAAGTAGTCTAAGGTCTTTGTCTTGTTGTTTATAGGATTCAATCAACTTTTTATCTTCAGCTGGTTGAATTTGTTGAGCTGGCTTGGAGGTAATATTTTCTATTAAGGTAATTTTAGAATTAAAGATATCTTTGATATCATATCCACTTGCTCTTTTAGATTCAAATACTTTATATATAGATGCTAGTACTTTATAGTTAGAAATAGGAGAAGAAAGGAATTCTTCAATATTAAACTTAGAAGAAATTTCTTTAATTAAACTATACTTTTCTTTGGAAAGTGATATTTGATTTAATTTAGCATGAGCATCACAAACAGTTTCCACTAATTTATCAGCTTTTGTTTCCGAATTATACTTTTCTTTCAATAAGATATCGTATAATCTCAATTCTTTATTCAACTCCGTATTAGGAGCAAAGAATTCTGCTACAATTTTCTTTGCGTTTTCAGATTTATCGCCATTAAGAATTTCAAGCGTTATTTGTCTTACCAAAAGCTCAAATAACACTCCAGTATTCTTAAACTTTGAGTGTTTAATTTTTTTCATTTACTTACCCTATATTTATTCTACCCTATAAACTAACACATATAAATATAAACAAATTTTTCTTTATTAAATTTTAGTATCATCCAACAGGTTTTTCTCATCGAGCATACCCGATTTTTCGTTTAAAACCTTCTTTTTTGATGAAATCCCATTTATATATTCTCGTGCCAATTTTTTAGCGTTTGTGTTTAAAGTTCTATCATCTCTCTTTCTTTCCTTATGATTTTCTGCATCTCCCAATGGGTCTCTACCATATGGATGCTTATCTTTACCATAAGTGTTTCCTTCTCTCGGTCTACCAACACTCCTATTCAATTCTATTTCAGTTTTTAATTTTTGAATTTCTTCCTCAACATTTTGTTGTTGTGGTGGATTAGCTGGGTCCTGTCCTTGTTGTTCAATAGATGTATGTCTGAATCTATCTTTAAGGTCTAAGATTACTTTAGCTCTCTCGATATCTATCTCATCCTGTGATAATCCAAATACATTATGATAAGCCCAATCGGATGATAGCATATTAAGTGCTTTAACATCCGATGCTAATCTAACCTTTTCAGACCACAAATTAACCTTTTCTTGCTCATAAATTGTAGAAGCGTTTGTCAAAGTTAATTCAAAGTTTGTCATTTCTGAATCCTCAATACCATTTGCCGCTAAGTGAACTACTGCAATCTTTGCTAATTCACTAACAACTGTACGTTGGATTCTTTCAATGGTTCTTGCAAAACGAACATCTTCTGCAGCCAATGTAGCTTTACCATTAACATTCTCATCATATGATAAGTAAGCCTTTGGAACTCTTAGAGCTGCAAATAATTTATTTTTTAAATAATCAATATCCTCAATTGCTGCATATTCTAAACCTTGTAGGTTTTCAATATTAGTACCACTATCACTACCACGAACTGGTAAGAAAAAGTCTTCAGTAAGATTTTGGATGTTGTATTTTAAGTTGTAATCACCAGTATTTTTATCAACAAATGGAGTTTTCTTCATTTTGTTAATAATCTTCTGCATATAGTTATCCACTTCTTGTGGTGGGATGTTACCTATGTCTATTTTGAATACTCTCTTTTCAGGTGCTCTCATAATACGATGGATTAACATCGCATCTTCCATAAGAGATAATTGTTTCCAAATTCTTCTAGCACCTTCAATCATTGATTTACCATAAGGAAGGAAGTTAGTATCTGATAACATACGGAAGTGAGCCATTTCGTATTGCTCATACTCCTTCTTACCAAATCTATCCAATTCTACCTTATACTTAACATAATCAGGATTGTTTGGGTCAGTACCTTCTAATCTTTCTACGTTATAGGTTGAATGTGGTGCTACGTTAATGATACCTTTACCAGGCATAATCTCTAATGCTAAGAAAGCATCACCATATTTTACTAAGTTTCTAATCCAAGGCCATAGGTTAAACTCCACATTCATTATATCATAGAATAAGTTGTGAAGCATTTCTCTTACATTCTCATTTGTTGATTTGATTTGAAGAACATCACCATATTCGTTCTTCGTTGTGGATTCATCTGCATATATGTCTAATGCTGAACCTATAATTGGGTCCATATCCATAGCATCATAATCTCTAAAAAGTTCTCTACGAACTTGATGGTATGCCATTGATTGTGCACCCTGATGTGTTTCGAAATAAGACCTTTGGAGCTTTGTGTATCTATCTCTTAGATTAACAAAGTTAGTATTCATTTGTCTATCTTCAACATCAACTACTCTACGCTTACCATCTTTATCAACGGTAACGATTGCGTTTGTTGAAAATAGTTTTTTAAGTCTCCCAAAAAAACTTCTATCGTCTTGGAATTGTTCTGCCATAATTTATTTTACCATTTTCTACAAGACCAATATCTTGCTTTTGTTCTTGGACCAGGATTGTCACAATTGTGTCTAGCTCTAAAGTTTGCTCTCCTGCCAGGGTTATTCTTTTTAATTTTAACTCCCTTCTGACCGAAGTTTACTTTAATAACTTTACCAGTCTTAGGGTTTTTTACATATACCTTAAATTTCTTTACATCACCTGCCATTGGTTTACCCAACTTTACCTCTCTACCCTGATATTCGGCTTCGTACACGCAACCACAATTTGCTTCATCTAATGATGTTTGATAAGATTTAAGATATTGGATAAAATCATCCATATCTTCTTGCTCTACATCAAGCTCATCGTAGTCATCAATTGGGTTATCCGCCGGAGTATCACCTTTTGAATACGCTTTATCTATGTATTCATCTTCTTTTAGGATATTAGTTAATTTAATCATTTTGTTCTCCTTTTATTTTGACATATACCATAAATATCAGTATTTATCAAAACCCTACATTTTATAACCATTGCGATAGGTCTTCAAAATCATCTCCAATTCTCATCTTCCAATGGTTATCATCTCTATCGGATGGACCATATACACCAGCATGCTGAGTATTAGATGAAATACCTCCGATTGCTCTTTTAGTCAAATCAATACCTTCTTGTCTTAAACGAAGTGCAGTATCTCTTACCCACAACCCAATACTAAATGCCATTGTCAAGTCATCATTATAGCTTTTCATAGCCTCCGCTCTACCATTCACAAATATAAATGTAAATAATTCATCAATTAATCGGTTTGAACGAATAGTTACTGATTTTTCTCTGAAATATTCGTCTAATTTTGAAATAATAAGTGGTCTTGTTTTAGATGTAGTTGAAAATCCTGCCACCATACCCCTTTCATCTGCTCTATATTTGTTTCTCATTTGATGTTCAACATCCACATACTTCAAATCCTTACTCATATAGAATAAATTTTTGTACTGCCTATCTATACATTGTTGAATACAAGCCCATCCGATATTTGAGTTTTCCACAACAAGTAAAGCATCGTTATATTCAGTTGCTAAATTAACTAAAAAGTTTCCAAAATCTTTTGTATCAATTTTACCTTTATATTCAGCTACCTGTGTTGCATTTATAATGTCCATAACATGACACGCTGAATAGTCAGACCCATCCCCTCTTGCTACGTCCGCTACAACCATATACGAACCATTTGCAGTTGGATATTCCCATCTCCAAAGGTTTCCATCAAATCCAGTCTTTTCAATTGGGTCTTGACAATAAGTTTCTTTGTAAAACATCAATAATTCAGGATCAATTACAGTATCACCGGATGATACGAAGTCACAATCGCACTCTTGAGCTGCTTTCTTCTGTCCTAATAATTTTTCCTGCTCATCTCTCCAACTTTGGTCTCTCTCAGGATGTACTGTCCAATGTAAACGAATTGTGTTAAAAGGATTTGTTCCATCTTCAGCACCCAACCAAGTTTTATGAAACCAATTACCCACACCATTTGGAGTAGAAAGTGCAATACAACTACCACCTGTTGATAATGTAGATTGAGCCGCTACCCAAATCTCATCAATATCATCAATAAACGCAGCCTCATCAAATATCAGTAAGGAAAGTGCTTCAGAACGTCCTGCATCAGGTGAAGATGCAATCGCTTTAATTTGAGAACCATTATTTAAACGAAGTGAAAGTTTGTTATCTTCCAAAGAACCACCCTTTAACCAACTAGGTAGTAACTCATGCATTACCCTTACTTTAGTTACCAAGTTCTTTGCTACATCTTGCTTAGTGGCAATAACCAATACGTTAAAATCCGTATTAAATAACATTTTCCAAAGTGCATATCCAGCTGAAAGAGTTGAGATACCAGTTTGTCTTGATTTAAGAACTATATTAAATCTATTTCCAGCAAATTCAGTTAAAGTTTTTTCCTGAAATGGGAAAAGGTGAAAAGGTATCTTACCTCTCACCGGATGTTGAATCATACAATATTTTTTCATAAAGTGGATAGGGTCACTAGCGCACTTTTTGTATTCTTCAGCTATAATCTCTTTTAAAGATTTCTTTTGTGTTATTCCTAAATTCTGAGCCATTAGTCTACTGGTGGTTTAACTAAATCGTAGTTTTTATCTTTAAGTTTTTCCCAAGCTTCTTTTCTCCATTTTTTAGCTTGTTCAACCTCACCTTCATAAAATGTAATATCGGCAAGAATTTCAGCTTTAATTTCATTTACATCTTTTTCCAATACCCACTTTTCAATCTTACCATCTTCATGCACAAATTCATATTCTTGCTTTGCATCTTTATAAGCTTGATGTAATTTATCTAAAATATCCTTTCCCTTTGATATAATGTTATTTAACATTTTATAGTGCTCATATTGTTCCCACAATCCATCTATTTTTATAAGAGTTTCTCTCTTACCTAAACAAGTTGCACAATATCCAGTTTTAGATATAAGTTTTTTATCAGCTCTACTTAATTTAATTGTATTACAATCTTCAGATTTACAAGTGTTCAATTTAGATAGGTAATCTCTAACTTCAGACATAGTTTCTGATAGTTCATTTATTCTTACTTTACCATATTCTTTTTGTTCCCAAGTTTTTCCATCTGAATCAGTCCAAACCTCACCAACTTCTCTTTTTTGTTTTACTTCGGTATTTGCTAAAGATATTTGAGTATTTTTTTCGTAATCACCACCCTGCAACACCATATTAACCAACTTTCTACGAGTTGGATGCATAAACTTTTTTTGGAATTCCTTTGACATATTATATCCGATATATTTGTATATATAAGTATATCAAAATAAAATAAAAACAATTTTTTTAGAAAAATATACCCAATATCTGATTCAACGGCGCAAATGCTCCTGTCAATTTGTATGTATTACCATTATACACAAAAACAATACCCTCATTTGGTACAATTTTTTCAAATCCACCCAAAGCTTCTAATCTTTGTAATTCTAATTTAAGTTTTTCAATCTTTTTAGGGTCTCCACTTGCTTTCACTTGTTGTATAGTTGATTGCAATCTACCAACCATCTGTCTTTTTGCAGATTCAGGATTTGCTGTAAGTACGGAACTCATAAATGAGAGAACTTCTGCACCAACACCTAAAAATATTTCTTCAAACTTCATTAAGTTTTGTTTTGATATTTTTTGTTGGTCTTGTTTATCAACTCCCTCAGCCCATGCTTTTATTTTAGGGTCTTGTATTGTATTAATACGGAATGATTTATCTCCAAAAGCCCATCTTTTAACCAATCCTATTTTTTCTTGTGTATCTAATTTTTTTGCACCTTTTTCTACAAACTTAGTCCACCATGCTTGATGATAATCAGCCACACCATCGGAATCTTTTAATCCAAATTCAGATTGAAGTTTTGAAATCATTGAAATGTACTTTCCTTGTAGTTTAGAAAGATTTTCTGATTTTGGGAGTTTCTGCATTGGTGGTCCTTGTATTGTGTACTTAGATTGAACATGTGCATTTACTTGCTTAATCATACCAGCCAATATTCTAGCTGCTTGTTGATTTTCACCAATTATATTTCCTTCTTTATCGTATTCAAATGTACCATGAAATACTAATAGTGGTTGATTATAAGGAATTACATTTACTGAAGTTGGATATATTACTTCCAAATTCATAAAACAACTTCCACTCTTGAATATCATTTTACGTTGTGGTTCGGATAATGCTGCTATTGCCGCAGATAAATCTTTCATTGCGTAATTATATGCATCCGTCAATCCACCTCTACCGGCAAACTTATCTGCTACCTGTCCTATTGTCATAGCACCAGCTCCTTTGTTCTTTAGGTGTGATTTGTTACGAGCCGCAACTAATCTACCATTCACCCAACTAATTGCTAATGCCTGTCCATCAGTTTTTTCTCTTGCTAATTCCAAATCACCATTTAATGCTTTTACAACAATTTGTTTAAGGTCACCAAATGTTAAACCCATTTCAATATCAAATGGATGTGCCATATGTCCATACGCACCACCTTCTAAAAGTAAACCCTCACTTAAAGGAGTTTCAATCTTTGATAATTTACTATAATAATTTGGGTCTTCGTATAAATGGTCTAATGCAATTTCTTTTGCAACTTCTACATCAGTAGTATGCTCTCTTTCAACCGCATATCCTTTGATGAATTCATTTTTTAAAGTTTGTGGACTTATATTATGATGTTTTGCAATATCTGATAATGACATTCCCTTTGCCAATCCACCAGGTATCTTATCTTCTTTTACTTTAGTGTATTCTTCACTACCATCTTTATCCAATTTAGATTTTAATTTCTTAACATCTTTTGGATTTGGTGCTCCATTAATATATCCACCTGGTAAACTCAGACCAACACCAGCTCCGCCAGGAAAACCCATTTCATCTAATAATTCTTGTTCAACTTCATCAATGATTTCATTTATATCTTCTTTTGAAATTATTTGAGGTTTTTGATTTTTAGGAAGTTCCCAAAATCTTTTAGGTTTTTCCAAAGGTGTTTCTCTATTAATTTGCTGCCAATCTTCTACAGTGTGAGGGTCATCTGCTGGATTAAGTGTACTTTGAACTACATTTTTTACTTTGTATATAGCTTTTCTAAATTGTGATTCGTTATCTTTATTTTTACCTCTACCACGCATAGCATCTGCTGTTGGTTCTTCTAACTGGACATACCCACCTTGCTTATACCAATTTTCAGGCTTATATTTGTTTAATATTCTTTTTTGCCCATCTGCTACAAATGACATATCTGGTTCGTCACCTGCTGTAAAACCTGCGGCTCCTCCAGTTGCTTCCTTTAAATTTTCTTTTTTAGGAATTCTAAAAGTTACTGCTTTCTTACCATTAATTGTTGGCATTCCCCATTCATCTTTACCTATGGATTTAACAAGAACTTTTTTGTTCTTAAATTTACCCATAAGAATTTCATCACCAACCTTAACATTTAATTTTATTTCTTCGTTAATATATTCTTTAAGAGATTTAAGTTTTAGAGTAATCATTTTAAATACTTGCTCATCAAACTTAGGATATGCTTTCATAAAACCTTTCTTTCTATCAGCCTCATTACCAGCACTTAACCAATAACGAACATCAGTTCCACTAATAGCGTTGGGTTGTGCAGGTGCTGCATAAACATATCCTCTTTCTAAATAAGGTTCTACTACCTTTCCTTTATATGGTATGAAATATTTACCACCTAAACGTGCTTCATCTTTCTCACCAACTACAGTTATAAAACCAGTAGTATCTTCATTAAATTTATTAAGTATTTCTTGTGGTGCATAAGGATTACGGACATTAACAATTTTGTTTGTTGGGATACCAAACATTTTTGTCATAATGACTTTCTTTTCCTTAAAATTAAATGGAGATTTTTTTGAATCGGTTACATCAGAAGTTCCTATATAAACATTATCTTTTCCGAACTTCTTAACCAAATGGTCATACGTTGCGTAGTGACCCTTATGAAATGGTTGAAAGCGGCCTGAATAGACAACAACCACTTTGTCTACCTTAGCCGCTTCTCCCAATATTGTTTCTACTAAAAATTTTGCTAATCCTCTCATATAGTTTTCTATATGAATAAATATTAGGATTACTCTTTTACAACTTTCATACCAGTTGAACCATCAGGCATTGTTGATGATTGTTGCTGTCTTTGCATTTCTGCAAGTTGCTTTCTTGTTGGTGCGCCTGGTTGATATTGTATAGTACCATCCTGCATATTGATTCTTCCTTGTGGATATTTATCATCCAAACCATCAATAATTTCTCTTAATTGAGTATTTAGTACTTTAAATTCATCTTCGCCTTTCTCTAAGAAATCATCCATTCTTACCATTTCGTCTTGAATTTCTTTTCTACGAATGTAGATTTGTCCAAAATCCAAAACCAAACCCTGAATTTTCTGATTTAAATCATTAATTGATTGCATAGTTTCCGCATCAATTTTTGCTGTTTCAATTGTAATTTGTTGTTGCTGTGGTATATTATCTAAACCTGCCATAAATTATTATTTTTTTATTTGTATATATAACTATATTATTTTCTAATTTTTAGTTTCCAAATACAGAAACTCCTTTTTTTCGTACAACAGAACCGGCACAATAATTTGCCCAATCAATAGATTCTTCTACATTTTCAGAATCTAAGTATCTTGCAACAAACGCCGCTACAAAAGTATCCCCAGCCCCACTTACATCCGCATTTTCAACCTTTTCGGTTTTTATTACATTACCTTTATAACAAGCTCCGCTACCATCTAAAGTGGTTATTATCTTATCATCTAACCATTTATTTTCTATTATTATATCATGGTTATTTTGAGCCTCAAACCTATTTAGTTTTATAAAAGATACATCCTTACACCAACTTCCTAAATATTTTTTTGTATCTAAAACTACTAACCTATGTAGTTTTGAAATATAAGATATATCTTCCTCAGTCAAAAATCCCTTACAATAATCGGATATAACTATTGCATCATAGTTGTCTAATTTGGGTAAATCTGATAAGTTTATCTTTTCTACTATATCATTTTCGTCTACCCTTATGTATAATTCATTAGTATTTTCGTCAACATATCTTGTTTTTGTAATATTTCCAGTATCACAAAATACATCAACTTGTAATCCCATTGATGCTAAATTGTTAGCCGTATTTAATGCCATACCATCTCCATAAACTTCGTTATTTGGTATGAAAACAGGTCCATTTCCTTCTGGTGATTTTCTGTTGGTTGTACCATATACAAAAATATCTGTGCATTTTTCTCCAACTACTAATACTTTATATTTTGCCATCTCCTAATATTTTTGAAGTGCTTATACCCTCTACTTTTTTAAAGTATTCAATCTTAGGAATAAATTCTTTTCCTATTATTTGTTCATATGTGTAATCATCCCCAATTACCATAATATCAGGTCTCCATTGCTTTATGTGTTCTATAAGAGATTCATCGGAATCAAATGCAACAACACTATCAACAAATCTAATGCTACGCATAAATCCCATTCTATCTTCCAATGAATTGTATGGTCTTGATTCACCTTTCTTTTCTCTAACTCTTTCATCAGTATCAATGCCAACTCTTAGAGTTCCAAAAGATGATGCATATTCTAAAAGTTTTATATGCCCGATGTGTAAAACATCAAAAGTTCCGTTTACCCAAACCTTTTTCATTATAGAAATTTTTCCAATTCTTTGATTACCATTTCGGATGTAATTGATTTAGTACATTCAAATTGTCTTTCAGTTCCTTTATGGTCTGGACACCAATTCCAGTCACCAGGATCCAATCTCAATCGGTTAAAGCATCCTTCACATTTTCCAGTGGGTGCTCCAATACGAATACAATCTTCCATTTCTGCCCATCTATAAGAAAATCCACTTATTAATACTGTTGGTACGTCCAATGCCCAACTCAACCAACTCAATCCACTACCAATACCAATGAATGCTTTTGATTTTTTCATTTCATCCATAACCAATTCTAACGGTCCTTCTGGATGTCTTACGATTCCAGATGGTAATTGGTTTCCCATATAATTTTCACCTTCTTTTGAAAGAAGTTTCACAACATATCCTTTTTGATTTAACCAATTTACAACTTCTTGCCAACCAGTTGGATTATTCCAAAATTTAGATTGAGCTGTACCATGTATTCCTATACAAACTTGTTTGTAGTTTGAATCTATTGAAATTTTTCTATCTTTTAATTTTGGTTTTATTTCTTTAAAATCTAATCCCAATATATCAGAACACATTTTTTGCATTGTTTGCTTCTTTGGGTCTATTGGATTTTTGTAAATATTAATTGTATTATCTTCATTGTAAAATAAACCAATAGAGTACATAGCGTAAAGATTTTCAACACTTACACCGGGAACAACAAATTCTATGTTTGGGTATTTTTCTTCAAACATAGTGTTCATAAAAGTTGAAACAATCATTTTTGCTCCATGCACTTTTCCAAATTCTTCTACATACGGAATCCATGCTAAACTATCACCCAATGCTTTAGAATCTAGAGCAACATAAACTCTTTTGTTGTGTGCATTGTATATATGATGCCACCATAACTTATCACCTTCATATATTTCAATACGCCATTCAACAAAATATTCAACATTACATTTTGTCCACATATTTGTTGATATATCAGAACTGAATAACAATCTCCCCGTTCTATTATCAAAAAATTTAACTTTGTAATTTTTTTGAATATTTCCTTTTATTTCAACAAATGCGCCTCTAACAAAATGTACAAACACTTTGTTATCAACTTTTCTTTTATTGTTGAGATTCTTTTTTAAATTTTCGTATATCATTAACTCCAAGTTTTAACTGTCAAATCTAATAGTGAATATCCTTCGGCTTGTTTACTATACATTTTGTTTGTTGTATAACGTTTCATAGGATGATGGTAAAATACATGATTATACCAAAGGTCACCAACATCCCATCCACAATCTTTTATTCTGTCCATCCACCAACCTTTAGTTCGGTTTGGTATAAGATAACAATGTGCCAAATCTTGTGAAGGTCCTGTTAAAGAAAATAATTCATCTATCTTAGTTCTTTCTCTACAAGGATTATTTGCAAATGATATAAAGTATGCATCGTTTAGCTCTGACATGAAACATGCTTTATTCACAACATCAACAAATTCTTCCAATCCAGTATAAATGAATGCATCTGCTTCAAATATCAAAGTATAATCAAAATTTTCTTCATCAATCGTTTCCAATGCGTTTCTATGTGCCAAATAGCATCCATAGTGTCTACCTGTCATCCAACCTAATCCGGCACCAGGCCATAATTCACCTGGAGTATTTGTTGGTGAAATGTGTTCCGGTCTTCTACAATTTTCAGAAGGTGGTATTCCTTCATATACTTCGTTTATAATTGGCTGATAGAACATACCATATCTTTCTAATTGTTGTAATGATTGTATGGATACTCTTTCTCTCATATCAGTTGGTCTAGTCAACATATGCTTAATTTGGATACGAGGTTTTTTTCTTACAAATGAACGAAATCCTTGATGAAATTGTCCATAAAAATATTCATTTGCTGCTCGTGTAACTCCATCAAAAACCCCATAATCATCACCACTAATTATACCACCTGGTTTTACTTTATTGTACCAAATATTTAAATCCTCCATCAATGCTTCATAAGAATGGCCTGCATCAATCATTATAAAATCAATACTATTATTTGCAAAGTTATTAGCTGCGTTTTTAGAAGTATCTTTGATTGTATTCAATCTACCATAGTTATCTGATAATACTGTGTTATCAACAAATTCATAAAATATATCTCCATTAAAAGAGTTTACAATATTTTGATGCAAATCTTCATCATCAGTACCTTTCCAAGTGTCTATTGATGTAAAGTTTATATCTTTTCCAGATTCTTTTATTTTTGATGATAAATAATTTGTAGATTTACCAAACCAAGCACCAACCTCAACAAAAGTTTCTCCACCAGATGCACTATCAACCATACTATTATATAATTCCGAATATGCAAACCATCCAGGTATTTCATTAAACTCAGGTTGTAATTTTTCTAATATTATTCTCTTTGTAAGTTTTAAATCATCATCAATATATGTTACCAATGGGTTATTATCATATGTATCCAAATAGGTATGAAGTTTTCTAAATATAGAAGGCATTTTGTAAGAAAGAGCTTCTTTAATTGATAAAGGATTTAATTCTAATTTTGATGAAAAATAAAAAAGGTCACAAGCTGCGTAGAAAGTATCAACATCATTTCTTTCACCCCATATGATACAATTTTCAGGTTTGTATTTCATTATAGGTGACCAATAACTTTCAAAATTCATAGCTTGATTGCCTACAAAATGAAATTTAATTTTATATTTTTCTAATTGCCTAGCTATTGAAAATATTTCACCTTGATTTTTACCGGGTGAGAATAACCCAACCATTAACACATGCTTCCATGTTGGGTCTAATCCTAATTCTTTTTTTGCATCATCTTTACTAAAGATATAATCTTCGATAGGATACTGCCAAACATCAAGTTCAACACCCAAGTCAGCACCTTCAAATCTTTGTTTACTCCATTCGGATACTAAAACATATTTGTCTGGTTGGTAAATAATATCAGATGGATTGGTTAATGAACCATGTGTTGTACACACTATGAAGTATTTTCTTTCTTTTGAAAATATTCTTTCTACTATATCAAGTGGTAAATCGTATTCAGGTATTTCTTGAAAGTGTATTATATCTGGATTGAAAGTTCTTATGTGGTCCAAAATTTCTTTTTTATTACTACCCAATGTATGTACAGGCACTAATTCTTTTATTCTATTTTTTTGAACAACAAAAGCATCTCCACCACTATTGTTTATTTCAACAACTTGAATATCAAAGTCATTTATAAAATGTTTGATTTGTTTGTAGGTATATTGAGGCTGTCCACCTGTTGATAAGTGCGGACATACATATAACAATTTTTTTCTCATATTATTAGCCATTGTAACAAATATACGAAATTATTTTGTAATTTCCAAATTTATTCTTGATATGTTACTGTTCCTTCAGTTAAATTAATTTCTCCATTTGGATATTTTTCTTCCAAACCTTTTACTACCTCGTCAAAACCAAGTTTTGTTTTTTTGTATTCGGTTTCAATTGAACTTTTATAGCTTTTTAATTGTAAAAGATTAATTTCAATTTGTCCTAATTCAAATGTAAAATCACTTAGCTTTGATTGATATTCTTTCAAATTATTTAAAATTTGTTCATCCAATTTTTCAGTTTTTTCTTGCATATTTTTTAATTTTGTGTGTTAAAGAAGAATACTTGAAATAATCTTCCATTGTGTTTATCTTTTCCAAAATAATCCATAGATTTGTGAAATAAATCAGCTCTATATAAAACCAATCTATTAAATTTGTTAGATACATAATCCGTAATTTCCCATTTTGTAATATCTTTATAATCTCTCAAATATGGATGATTTAAATCCACTTCGGTTGGTATTTCATTTGTATGTTGAAACGATTCTAATTTTGTTAATTTGTGTCTATAAAAAGCAGTTCCAGATGAAATTGGGGCATGTGGTGTTAAATACAAAACTGCTGCCCAATTATTACCACCATCACAATGAATCCATGAATGATGCTCTTCTGTTGTGTACTGAAATGCTCCAGTATGACCATCCTCAAACCAATCAATTACTCTACCACCCCAAGGACTTACAACATATTCTATCGCATCTTTGATAGTATCGTTTATCATTGGTTTGGTTCTAAATCCGGGAAATCCACCAGTTACATTAAATTCTTGTTGTAAAGCAAAATTTCTTACTTCAAACGGATTGCCATAGAAATCATCTACAACAATTATATTCATTTTTTGTGCCATAACCTTTATTAAATATAAATATATAAATATATTTAAAACGTTACAAAGAACCACTAATATGTGCCTCCAACGCTTCTACTTTATCCATAAGAATTTGAACTGCTTTAGTTAATGGAACTACAATCATATCATAGTTTATCGCATCTTTAGTAATTAAACTACCACTAACACCATATGATACATATCTTCTCATTTCAGGATCTGCATCTAACCACTCTGCTATAAATCCACCCTGCTTACCTATGTATTCTTTAGCGTTTGGCATTGGATATGAATCGCTATAATCATCCTCACCATCAGTTATATATCTAGTACTATCTACCACTTTTAAAGGTGTATATAGGACTGGTTTTAAATTTTTTATACTATTGTATGCATTATTAGGATAATCTTCAATATTGGTTTTAACTCTTAGAGTAGATGAATCAAATATTAGTTCTCTACCACTTATACCAAGTTTAGTACCAATTCTCAATCTTGCAGTTGCTACGTTTGATGCTTGGGATGGCCAGTTTTGACCTATTAATACAGAGTTAGACCCATCGGTTTGAAAACGAATACCGCCTGCCGTATTTTCCGTTCCAATATATCCACCATTAACCATTATATTATTACCAGCTCCAGATAAAGTTAAATCCCCAGCTAATATTTCAATTGCTTTCGCTGATGCGGAACCGTTAGCGTTTGTAATTCTTAAACCTGGAGTTGTACCATTTGTTTTAATATCAATTATTGGGTCTGTGGTAGTTCTTTGAATCTTAGCATAGTTATTTGCATCTGCTACAACTAAAAATCCATCTTGTCCCAATTCAGTTTGAGATTGTTGAATTGTAAATGTATTTGATGCTGGATTATCGGCTCCACTTAAAGTTACAGTTCCTCCGGATATATACCCATATACTGCTAGGTAAGTATGCACATAATATGTACCCGGCGCTGGGAATGTTAATGATAATGTACCTCCATTATAAAAATATGTATTATCCTCATCACCGGCCGTATATATTCCTCCTCCAGTAAGCGAACCCAACCCTATACCACCAATATAAGTACCAGTTAAGTCATCGGTATTATATATAACAGCTTGCATATATAAACTAAGATATCCATTGAAATTCATATCTGCTTGTGCATATATTCCACCACCAGTTCCCCAGTTTACAGAAGAAATTGTATATGTTCCAGGTTGGGATACATAAAATCCAGTGGTATCATATGTGTATTCACTAACATCAATAGAACCAATAGTAAATTGCTCTCCCGCCCCAAAACTATAAGTTGATAATGGGTTAATAACCGCAGTTGCAGAAGTACCACTTGGACTAGAAATATTTGATTGCTTTATGAACACCCTTGGGGTATCGGATGAATCTTTTATTATTATTTGTTTAATACCAGCATCTAACACCATTTGCTCAGAGCTATCCATAAATGCTCCGTTTTCAACCTTCCAGTTACCCAATTGAGATACAGTATTTTGGTCAGTTTCAATTTTACCTCTAATTGTAAGTGTGGTATTATCCCACAACATATATGGTGGTTTTTGACCAGCTGGATGGTGTACATCTTCAGGATTATATCCTAATCTAAACTGACCATCAGTTCTCATATAAAAACCTGGAGCTGAACCCGTTGTGAGTGTATCTGCATTTGCACTTCTAACAAATCCGCTTGTACTACCATCACTACCCATCACTAATCCACGTGTAATAGTTGCATCTTGTGCTAAAAGTATATCAGTTGCTACCGAACTAAATTGTGCACCAAATGATTCCCAATATGTTGTATTTGTTGGTAAGTTTCCTGTTGTGTTCTGCTTTGTTAGATAATATGCTCCAGAGTATTTTACAATATCTCTACGAACTCCTGTTTGAAAAATATAAGCTGTTGCTGCATCATATTCGCCTCTATAAACAACACCAGGACCTGTAGCACCTGCTGTACCTGCCGTTCCAGAGCTACCACCCGTACCAGCTGTACCAGATGTACCTGCTGCAGCATATAATGTCCAAGCATTTGTTGCGTTTGGTGGATACCCCGTATTAACGTTTGTATCATTTGTAGAAACGTGATTTGTAGAAGAAATATATGAAGATACACCAGGAACCGTACCATATGTTACAACATCATCTATATAATATTGTGTCCCAGATGCCCAAGCTCCTCTAAATTCACCTTCAGGATTTCCACTTGAAACTTGTCTTAATGAACCTCTTAAAGTTAAATTAGTACCATCCCATTCTAAATAATTTGTCGAACCTCCAACTTTAAAAGCAGTACCACTATCATACCAATAATTGTTTGCGTTTAAATATAAACCATTATTAGCACCATTTACACCTCTACCAAGTTTCATTCCACCTGCGTTCAATAAACCACTAAGAATTAGAGTAGTGCCATCCCAATTCATATAGTTTGTACCGGAATAATCTTTGATTGATAATCTACCAAATGTTCCACTAGCCCCTTGCTCATATAATCCCATCCAAATACCAGGTCTATCATATCCAATAATACCTGTACCAGAAGTTCCAGCTGCTCCTGCTGTTGATGGGTTTATACTTGTTCCGCTTGTACCACCAGTACCAACCGTACCATGCTGACCTATTGAAATGTATGGGTCCGGCCTTCCACCTGCTAATACAATATTTGCATATTTTGATGTGTTATTGTATGTACCAACGTTGATAGTATTTTTAACATAAGATTCTTCAAATATTGCAATCTTAGCTGCTACGAAGAAATCTTGTTGTCCCAAATACTGCCAATATGCAGTATCAGTATAAGATGGTGATAATGGATTTGTTGGTAATTGCTTTCCAACTAAAACAGCATTATTATCAAACGTACCAGGACCAGACCCACTAATAGCTGCCCAAAAGTGGGTTTCACCAGAACTACCCGTTGGGTCTGGGAATATTACTGCATCTCTACGTTGATTTGTAGTTTCTACCGAACCAATATAATCTTCCGTTTCAACCCACTGTCCTCTCATCACAATACCAGGACCAGTATTACCTTCATATTGTATTGATAAAGATTGTGTTTTAATTAATTCTTGTCTACCTTCACAATAAATTTTATATACAATTTCAGCAGTTGGGTTTGTTTCGGGACTACTCCATGCGGTTACACCAGGCATACTTGCCGGCGTACCACTTAAATAACTACCCACTATTAAGTTTCCGTTATCTAAAGTAATGTGAGATGATTTTGAATAAACTTGAACTCTACATTGATATTCATAAGATGAACTTCCATATGCATCAATTTGAGCTCCAGTAAATCCAGCAGGTCTATTAACTAATTCATAGTTACCTCTATATGCTCGTATTAGATTAGAAGTTGAACCTAAAGTTACTTCTCCAGATACTTTATATACAATTGAAGAATTATCATTTTGCAATTTAGCATCATATGGAGCTGGTTCTGTAAATTGTACAGCTATTGATTGAGTTACAAACTCTGTGTGTCTTGTTGGTGGGTTTGTTCCTAAATTTGATGAGTATCCTTCAAATTCAACTTTATAAACAATTTCACCACTCCTATTGATTCCAGGTTTATCCCATGCGGCAATATCAGGCATTGAAGCTGGGTTAGTTGTTACTCTATTAGAACCTAATGTAATCCAAGGTGATTTATAAAAAATAGATGCGGATGCATATCCCAATATACCAATTAAGTTGTAAAGATAATCGTAATCGGTAGGTTGTGGAGCTGGATATGTTCCCGATGTTACGTTTATTAACTGATTAATTCCTTTAAAAGTTGGTAGTTTAATAGCTGTTCCACTTGTGTTAGTATCAAACAATTCTGCAGTTATAGATGTGTTTATATTATCTGCTGCAATTTGGTACGCGTCAGCCCCTGCTTTGATACCAGCAATTGTTAATTGACCTTCTGCTCTATATGGATTTAAAATTGATGATGTGTATGGATTTCCATCGGTTAATTTTACTCTCCAAGTTTTATTTTCTTCAGGCCCAGCAGCATCAGTACCAGGAACAATAAATGTATATTCAGGAACTCCTTCATAATAAGGTCCATCATAAAGTGTTTCACTACCATCAGTATCCACATAGAATAAAGTAAACCAAGTAGAACCAGTATAGTTTTGTGCAGTTGCTTTTAATTCAACATCACCTTCAGGAGAAACTTTGTATCCATCTCTATCGTAATTTATAGTATAAGGGTTTGCTTTTAATTCTACTGTTCTTGCGTTTGGTACTGAAACATTCTTTGTAAATGTTTGAGTTCTTTGGAATATAGATGATGTGTATTGATGTCCGCTACCTAAAGCGTTTGGATAAACTTGAATTGTATATGTTGCACTTGCTGAAACATATGGATAATCAAAACGATTAAATGTTCCGAATGAACTACTAGCAGAACCAGTTACTAATGAGCCTGTTCTTATATTCCAAACGTTACCAGTTCTAGTTTCTATTGAATTTATTTTCCAAGTACCAGGTGCCTGAGATGCTGTGTATAATAAAAAGTCATCACCTTCTTTTACAGTTATAGATGTGTTTGCATTTGTATATGATGATACAAATCCAACCTCATCCGCAGGAATTGCTACCGATGTTGGTGATATAACAATTTGTATTGGCGGAGGTCCATCTAATACTTTTGTATAATTTACTACAACACTCGCAGTGTATATAGATGATGTAAAATATGGATGAATTACAAGTGGATATGTAACACTACCACTCAAATCTATTAAGTTTGATGATTGAGATACAATAAGAGATGCTGTATAAGGAACTCCAAATGATGAAGTAAAATGTATATTACCTGCTTTTACATTTTGTTCTATAATAGAAGAACTTGCTATGTAAAACTGTCCATGTGAAAAGAATGGATGAGATGCAGCGCTTGAACTAAATGATAAATATCTTGAACCTTGCTTAACTCTAATATCAGTAATACTTGGTTTATAATCATTTACAATACCTTTTGAATTTGCTGCTAATGTAATAGCAACCGGATTTACTTCAAACACAATTGTTTCATCTCCAGGTGTACCTTGCGGAACTATGGTAAATGTTTTATCTACTGATATAGAAGCCGTTGGGGTTGATGGCGATGTATATGGTTCGGTGTATGTAAATTTAACAGTAATATTTTTACTTTGAGATAAAGGAGAACGTACAACCGAATTCAATGCTCCCGCTGGAATAATTCTTCTATTCTCATCAATTGCTACAACTGAAATTGTTGGGTCTACACTTTGTGTTGTATAATAAAACCAATACTCAGGAGTCCAATCTTGATTAATTGACATTGATGGAAATACCTGAAATGATGCTGTTATTAAATCTGTACTACCCCTTTTATAAAATGATGCGGTTGCAAATCCAAATTGAGGTCTAAACGTTCTTTCGTTTCTAGGGTCAATATTAAAAGTATCTGCATTGAATATAACAACTGGTGTATCCAATCCATCTTGCAAATCTTCTAAAATTATACTTGCTAAAACTGAGCCAGATGTTTGGAATGCAGGTCCAGATGCAGCAGATGCAGATGACATCATATAGACTGTTCTTCTAACATCAATAGAATCTCTATTAAAAACTGCATTATAATTTATCTGCCCACTACCCAATGAACCAGTTGTTAATCCTAAAATATATCTACTTGATGATGCGAATGCAAGGTTTACAAATTTTTCATTACCTTCTAAAGAGCGTGATATAACGTGAAGTTGTGTATCCGGCCATCCTTTTTCTGGTTTAGTTAAACTACTTAACTCAATATCATTAACACCATCAATACGAACCGCTTGAATTTCTAATGAAGATGTACTACTATTTCTGATTTGTGTACCTCTATATGGTCTGATTACATAATTTACACCACCAAATCCATCTAATACTCTACTGAATATTATTGTATCGGTAAATCCCTCTACCTCTCCAGTTATTTTAACTAATTGTACAATTTTATCAGTTCTTGAACCTGTAAAATGTTGTACTGTCATTGTTGGTGCATCAGAGGTTATATCATCTAATAAACCAGGAAATCCGCCACCTACCGTAATTGATGAAGTATAGTTATCCCCAAATAATTCATTACCATCAAAGTCAAACGATTGTGATGTGTAAGTTACTGAACCCGTTAATAGGTTTTTAGTAACTGTAAACCCTACTACAGTTGGTGGAACTGGTTGTGAACCAGAATCAAATTGAAATTGTAAAGAACGAGGATTAAATACCAATCCTTTTTGTATTCTTTGCAAATTACCACCATTAAAAGTTTTACTTGCTTCAACTAAAACAGGAATATAATTGTTATTTATATCATAAAATTCAAAACGATATAAAAATGTTTCCTCAGGTAATGTTCTAGGTACACTTTGGATAAATGTGATTGCATCAGGTGAGTATGCTGTTTCTTGTGAAGCGCGTAAACTAACATCAGCTAAATGCCAACCATCACCCTTTACCTCAAAGTAAAGTTTTCCATTATTAATTTGTTCTGCTTTAAAATTAGCAGATAATTCATTTTTTTGTAATAAAGAACTATCCGATGTTATTGTTGAAATATTTTGTTCAACTTGTATTGTTACAGGAGAACCATTAATAGTTGATTGTCTAGAACCACTTAAAAATGCTCTTAAATAATTTCCTGCTAAAACTTCTCCATTTCCAACTCTAAGATTAAAGTTTAGTGTATATTCAGTACCCTCCGTTATATCTAAAGACTTAGATGTATAAAAATTATTAGCACCATTACTATCTAATTTTATAGAATTAAATAAATAATTTTGATTAAATGTTGTTGTTACATTGTTTGAAGATGTTACCCAATAATTTTTAAAATTAACAGCATCAAAGATACCATAAAATTCTTCGTTTTTAGTTGTTGATTCTAAATCTCTTAGTAATTCGTTAGACTCTAATCTTATTTCTTGTATAAACTGATAATCAGCTAAATCCGATTGAGATTTTCTAAATATTTTTACCCTAGCACAATCCCCAACAAATGTTGTTAAATCTGATAAATTTATTTTAGCAAAAGAACCGGTGAGAGCTGTTTTTAAATTGTTTACACCTTCTGTATAATTGAATGATGCGGTATATCCTTTATTTGAAAAATTGGATACCAATCCATTTTCAGTATAGGGTGTTATTACTAAAACATCTTTATTATTTATTACATTATCTACTGTTGTGGAATATCCTAAAGATGGTACTGAAATTGTTGTGCCTACTACCGAACCTGTCCAATTTGTAGAATCATTAATTCTTAATAAGTACGTTGTTGGAGTTGTAACATCTACTAATCTTTGTCCTGCTATTGGTGATTGTGCAATACCACTTAAAGAACCCGTTTGTGTTATTGTAGTTGTTACATTATTAAAAATAGGCTTTACTATCTCATCTATGTTTACAACAGGTCTTTTATAAAATCTAACTTTATCTTCATTTGATAGAAGTTTGTTTATTTGAAAAGTTTTTTCCCACTTTACATTATAAACATCTTTCCATTCATCTGGAATAGGTTTTATTACACCACCTTCATCTACATAAGTTTTTAATTCACCTAAAATTGTTATTTTAGCAGAACCAATTGGTGTATCATCGTAAACGTAAACAGCTACTAATTTAGATGTACCTTCATAATACTCAGGAATACCATTACCTGGCTCGTAATAAACTGGATTCCCATCAACATCTAAAATTTGAATTTTAATTTCTGTAGATTCTTTTAAATGCTCGCTACCTTCAATTAGAAATCCATTCTTACCACCCGTAAATGTATCTTTAAACTCTGTTATCTTAAAGTATTCAGAATTTGGGTTGGTATCTAATATGAATGCTCCAAACGAAGTTAAATTTTGCGTTAAAACTTCTGCGAATTTTTTTATTACTGCCATTAATTATTTTCGGTTATATAAAATAAATATTTCAATAATTTTTTATCTCCATAATTATATATAGAATTCTAAAGAAAACTAAAGAAGTATATGAAAAAATACGCAATGATACAAATTGATGCCCAGATTCATCAATTATTGAAGGATTTTTGTAAAGAGAAAGGTTACAAAATAAATGGATTGGTAGAAACCCTTATAAAAGAAAAGGTGGAATCCTCAAAGAAGACCCCACCTAAAAATGTATTACCAGTAAATTCTAAAACTTAATTTTAGAGAATCCGTTTTCTTTTTTAATTTCAATAAGTCCATCCACAATATCTCTCATCTGCTCTAAGTGAGAAATTACCCAAATAAAGTCAAATTGAGTTTTAAGATATTGCATCATCATAAAGAGTGATGATAGGTTATCAGCATCTAATGTACCAAACCCTTCATCTATTACTAAGAAGTTAGGTCTAGGAAGTCCACATATGTTAATTAGAGCCACTCTAATCGCTAGACCTGATATGAACTTCTCCATACCACTACACATTTCCAAAGTCCACTCCTGGTCTTCGTAAACGATTTTAGCGTTAATATTCTTTCCATCCGTATCCATTGAGAGTGAGAAGTCTACAACTTGTGCTAATATATTGTTTACTTCAGATTCAATTACAGGCATTGCTTTCGAAATTAATTCATATGGAACACCATCTTTCTTAACCGCATCTAAGTAATATGTGTATAGGGTACTCTTTGCTTCCAAATCCTTAACTTCTTCCATTTGTCTTTTTGTAGAATCAATAAAAGCCTGAATAGAACCCATCCTCATTGTACATCCCGTAATCTTTTTACTTACATCACCAATTTTCTTATCCAATTCTTTCTTATCAGTTTCTAATGATTTGATTTGTTCGTTTATTTCTACATTCTTTTGAATAGTGGCTTCATTCTCATAATATTTGTTAATATCAGATTGTACACTTTCTAATTGATTTTCTAATAATTGATTTTGGGTTTCCAATGTTCCCAACTCTGCCTCAGCCTTTTCCCTAACTACAATACCCTTATGATATTTGTTACGAAGTTCTACTAACTTACTCCAAACATCTTCAACTTCCGAATATGGTTCGGTTGCTTTGATTAACGTTTGATGTGATAAATTAAGAGATTCTAATTGAGCTTCTTGATTCTTAACAATTTCTTTGGTAGCAATAGCATCCTTAACAAATACATTATTCATACAAAACTTACAATTCGGGTCATACTCATGCTGTTCCAAATGTTTAAGTTTTTCCAAATTAGCTTCATATTGAGATTCTAATTTATCTATTTGAGTTTGTACATCTACTATCTTACCCTTAGCCAAATCCCACTCTTTCTTAGCATCATCAATATCCATTCCGTTCACAACTGCATGTTGGTTGATTGATTGGGATACCTGTCCTAATAACTCACCATATTCGTTTATTTTTGCTCTTTTACTTTCTCTATCAGTTTCATTGGTTTGTATTTTGGATTCAATAGTGCTCTTAGAAACACCCAATGCTTTAATATCTAACTTAGTATCAATTGGTGTTAGGGATTCCTTTAAATCAGATATTCCGTTTTGAATTTCTTCTTTATCTTTGTTTAAATTTTTTAATTGGGATTCAAAGTCGGATAATTCTTTTTTGGTTTCTTTTAAGTCGGTCTCTTTTTGGGCTAGTTCAGTCGTAAAATCTGTCCTTTTGAAATTTCTGATAAGTACAGCCACTTCCTTAATCTCATTTGATGCCGTTTCATACAGCTTATCAAATATATCCAATCCCATAAACTGCGCAAGTAAATCCTTCCTTTCCGATTGTGGTTTATCAATGAATAGAGCATTGTTACCTTGTAGGGATAAAGCAGTCATAACGAAATCCTCATACCTTCCTACATATCCCTCAATGATTTGGTTCGTATCTCTACGTTCCGTTCCGTTTAGAGATTCGGATACCCCATCTACTATTCTCCAAAATTGTACATCTACCTTTACATTCTTTCCTTTGTTAATTGTACGTGCTTCCCTACGAATGAAGTATTGTACACCTTCTACCTCAAAATCTAATTGGCAATGGAAATCAGTCTTTCTATTGTTCATAATGTGAGATGCCTTATAGGCTC